ACGCTCTGGGTTTTGGCTTCCGTCGTAGATGTAGCGAATCTTCACCACGTCGTTGTCGATTTGGCTTCGATTGTCAGGAGCTGTGTTCGTGTCGGATGTCCCACCGGGCACGCGCATAGCAAAATTCCATTGGGCATCTTGTACCTGTTCGAGTTCTTGGTCGTATTCGCGCTCATCAATCAAGACCCACTCGTCCTCGTTGATTTCTTCGCCTTGCTCAATGAGCCATTCTGCGGCGTCGATGTTCAAAGTAATTTCCTCGGACAAGTTGCAGCACGCTTTACGGCTCATCTCAACCGCATCCGGTGCGGGCAATTCTTCTTCCACTGCCTCAACGCTTACCGTGGCTGGGGTGCCCGCCGCTCGCAAAACTTGTTCCACAGCGTTAGTGACGATGCGCTGATATGGTTTGAGGACTTGACGCTCAAACAATACGGAAGCCGTGGCCAACTCTTGCGTGTTGCCCAGCTGACCCGCCGTCTTCACACCAAATTGAGCCGAACTAACGACGCGGTGCCCCACCATAATCTTATCGCTTACCTCCGTACTGAGGAATTGATATTGCTTGTCCGCGTCGGACAGCGGGAAAGGCTCAAAGTCGGGCTTCCTGTCTGGGGAATCTGAGTATGTGACGATGAACTTGCCAGCATTGGTCGCTCCTGCCAACTGACGCTCAATGTCGTTGCGGATTTTGTTACGCTCTTCTTGCGGCGGTATGCCGTTTTTGAAGTGGATGGTAAAAGACGGGGCGAGGCCGTTTTTGATGTTGTTAATGTGGTACTTACCAATTTCTTTGTCCAGCTCGATGTAATCAATGGAACCGATGTAATCGGGCTTCGGGTAATAATACGAACCGGGATTGAAGGGCTTCACATACAAGATTTGCACGGGGTGTTCAACAGCATCTTCAGGGTCAAATGACCTGACAACCTCAGGCTCTACGCCGCTGTCGCTCCAATCCTTTGAGTAATAGTAAAACAATACCTCTTCGTCCTCGTTTACCTCAGCTGACCGGATATTTTCAAACGGGCAGTGGCGAACCTCACGTATGGTTGTGCGGTCTATGCTGTAAATGATTTCGAGTGCAAAACCGCCCTGAATCTTCAAGTCGAGGCAGGCTTTACGCAGCTCGTCGTCCAAACCCCATTCAGCCATCTTCAGCCGCGCTCCTGTGTCATTGGTTTGTAGGCCGTCGCCATAAATCATATAGGCGATGCTTGTGCATAGGGCGTTATGCGTCGCGCTACTGTGATAAAGGTCAATCAAATACTGTGGAAACAGGTTGTCGTCGCCGTAATTGATGTAGCCTTTGCGCGAGGGAATCTCCGCATAACTACGCTCTTGGTATTCTTTCAGTTTGAGTAATTCCATCACTGGTAATATATGACGTTATCGGGCACGGAAATCGCTGGGGTCGTCCAAGCGGCATCGGCACCAAGCCGGAGCATACCAATTTCGCACACGCCCACGACCGCAACATCAGTAGGGTCGAGATTCGTAGTGCTGTTTTGCCCGTATATGGTATACGAATACAAGCCGCTTTCTTTCATCAGGACATTGCCGTTGACACCGTCATCACTATTGGTAGCGATGTCAACTTGTGTGTATCGGTCATTGTCGGCAAAAACGTTCAAAATACACGCCGCAGAGGCTCCCGTGGCCATGCTTTCGAAAACCGCAAGGTATTGTTCAAACGACAACAGATATTTCCGCGCTTGAAAAGGCGAGAAATACGCCGTCTGCGTTGTGGTATTGGGCTGTAAGTGTATCATCGTGAATCAAAAAGGGGAGGACTAATGCCCTCCCCCTCCTTGTGTATTGTTGCCGAACAGCGTCGGTATGTTTATGCAGTTGGTGTGAAGGTCATATTCGTTCCCGTACCGACAAACGGAGCGGGGATTTTTTCTTCAGCCGTGAACTCCAACGTAAAACCATTCAAATCGCCTTTCGCGGTACCCGTGGCCAGTGAGCCGCCCGACAATTCGGACCCTTGTGTGTGGCCCATCACGAACTTATTGCCGTTGTTATCCTCAACGATGATAGCCAAACGGCCCTTCGCAAGGTTACGCAGTTCGATGATGTCCTCGCTCACTGGTTTGTTGATGACGAGCGAAAGCACCTGTGAGTAGAATACGGTTCCGTTTTCAATGGAGCCGTTTACCGTCTGCGTAAAGGTGCTGGTGTTCTTCGGGCTGACGTAATCTTTGAAGATGGAAGCCGCGGTGGCCGAATTGATAGAACCGGATGACACCGCGCCATACATACCTTCTACGAACTGCCCGTCGGCGACGGCGTTGTAGTTCGTGAGAATCCAAACGTTGCGTACGCCGCCAACCGAATCACGGCATGGCAGGTCGCGTCCTGAGAGTGTGAGTGTACAAGCCATTACGAGAAGGATGCGTTGGTTGTGTCAGGGTCGCCATTGACGTCAATCGGCAAGAAAGGCGCGGCGTCCACCTCTTCGGCTGTAAACTCCAAAGTGTAGCCGTTTAGGTCGCCCATAGCGGCTCCCGTCGCGGCTGTTCCACCTGTGAGGAAGCATCCGTTGGTGTGACCCATAACAAAGTAGTTAGAGTTGTGGTCTTGAACCACAATCGCGAGTCGCCCCTTGCCAAGGTTCTCAAGAATTGCGATGTCTGAGGCGACCATATTGTTGAGCACGAGCGTCAACGATTGCGTGTAAAATACGGTAGCGTTCTCGCTGGAGGCATTTACGGTCTGCGTAAAAGAACTGCTGTTCTTAGGGCTAAGGAAATCGTTGAATGAGGCTGCCGCGGCCGTGTCGGGGCATTCACCAGCCGAGTCAATATCATCCCAAAAGCCGCTTCCGGTATGTACAGCCGTCCCAATCCACACCTTTTTTACGCCTCCAAGGGCGTTACGGCATGGACGCGAGCGCCCTGTAAGTGTTAAGCTACAAGCCATGTTTTCAGGTGTGTTGTGAGGTTAGGGGGGGGCACCTGTAAAACCTCCCCCGTCCCTCGGTGAAAATTACGACGTGCGACGGACGCAAGCCATTGATGCTTCGTCCACGAACTGCGTTCCTCCATCGAACAACATCACGATACGCGTGAGGTCAGCTCCGGTGGTGGCTCGCATGTCGATGAAACGAGCTTCGGTGTGGTCGGTCAACACGTTGGTTCCGAAGTAGAGGTTGTCGACGCGTGAAGCCAACAACGTGTCGTTCGGGAAGCCCGCGGGCGTGATGATTTCATACCCGAGGTAGCGCTTAGCCAACTCAGCCGCATGCATCTCCACGTTGACAGAAGCCAAGTACTGGAAATACAATTGATGCGTCTTACGGCTCATGTAAATCTTCGTGTCGGCGTCGCCAACCAAGGCGTCGGGCAAAGAAGCCACGAGTGAAGCCAAGTGAGTAGCGATACCCGTCGTTCCGTCGTCGTTACCCGTGAAGGCTCCTGCGGCAGCCGTTTCGTGCGTGCCCGCACCAGCAACGTAGCGGCTCATGATAGAGTCGAACAAGGTTTCAACACCCGTTCCGGTGGTGCTTCCGTCGGTCGAGTCGTACTTACCCTGCCAAATGTTCTTCTCGATGGACTCAGCCACGCGTGAAGCGAGGTATTGAGAAAGGAAACGCTCGTAGTCGCCGGGCACCTGTGCGAAGTTGCCGCGCATCTGCTCAGCAGCCCACGTCCGAGCGAGTTCGTGGTTACAAATTTCCTCGTTCACCTTCAACTCGGTGAGCACCAACTGGACGTCGCTGATGTCGAGCGGCGTGGTGGGCGAAGCAAACGTGCAGTCGCGTGCCGCCACAGTCCCGTTAGTGACCTTGCGGAGGTTGGTTTTGTAACGAACGTTTTCCAATACAGTGCAGTACCCGTTCGCAATGGTGTCCGCGCTGAGAATTGCTGGAGCAACAAACGGGACAGCAAGCTGTCCGGCGTAGGTGCTCGTCGTGAAAGTCATGTCAGCCATGATTACTTAGAAAATTGATTTGCGAGAGCGCGAACACGCTCCTGTGTGGTGAGTGATTTCAAGTCGATAGGCTCCACTTTTTTGGTGGGAGCCATGCGTTGCACGCCTTTCGAGGCGGCTTCTTTTTTGAGCGACTCCAAAGCCATGCGGACGGCTTCGAGTTCCTCTTTAACAGCGCTCAGCTCTTCTTTGGCTGGTGCTTCTTTTTCTTGCGCCTTTTTAGACGCCTTTTTTGGCTCTTCGACGGGCTCGGGTGCGGTTGAAGGGGCTTCCGGGTCGACAAGCGACATTTCTTCCTTGTCTTCTTTTTCCTCTCCGGGCTCCATCATCTCGGCCAAAGCCTCACGAATCATCTGAGCCACGACCTCGCGAGTTACGGGCGTGTCGTCGAATTCTTGTTCTTGGGTTTCCATAGCGGTTTGGGGTTGTGGTTCTGTTTCTTCGACAACTTCTTCTACGGCTTCAGCTTCGTCGACGCCTTCGACCATGCCGTTCTCACCAATGTTCAACACGCCGCCGCCTTGCAGTTCGTAACTGCCGGCGGGCAAAGGGATGCGCTCGCCTTCGTCGTTGATGATGTATGCCTCCGCGCCTTCGTTGAAACCTTCGGCATCGGTGTAGATTACGGTGCCGTTGTCCAAAACGGCCTCAGCCATCTCCTGTTTATCCTCCGTTACCGTGAGGTTTACGTTGAAGCGGTTGAAAAGCTCTTGTACGCGTTCTTGAATGTTCATAGTCATTCTTTTCATGTATAACAAAAATGATAGCTAGTGCTTACTTCCGCCGCGCGATTTTCTCGAGGGCGTCGAGCACTTCGATTTCTTTCATGCGAGCGTCGGCCCACCGCTTGCCCGCCTTGCCACCCCACAACAGGTATGAGATGGTTCCGCAGGCGCTCGTGTCAGACGGGTCATAGTATTCCTCAGCCCGGGCGAGGAAGGAAGCCATACGGCGGACTGTTTCTACGCTCAGGGGCTGGCCCTTCGCAAGCTGTTGCGCCCGCACCTTACCCGTCTGCGTGGCGCATTTGTTTCCGTGCTTTTCGTTGAGTTCGATGCCGCGCTTGGCATTGTTCTTTACGGCTTCGGGATAGTTGCCGTACGTTTCAAAGCGGACGATACTCAAAATTTCGTTGACCACCTGACTCAACTCCTCTTCCTCCTGCGCCTGTCGCGTCTTGTCAACGAAATAGCCCTCGATGGAGAAGCCCTTGACGAGGCCTTCCTTCACCCATTCTTGCCAAATGGCTTCGTTGTCTACCTTGATAGCAACCATCCACGTGCCAACAGGAACGTCAAGGCCGTATAGCGCGCTTTTGTCTTTGCGCTTGTCCTCTACAATCCAACTTTCCACCAGCGTCAAGCCTTGCACGTTATGCTCATGCTCAAGAGTGTGGTTTTTTTGATTTCCGTGGACCATATACAACTCGCTTGCACGGCGTACGGTACTTTTAGAAAAGTAGACGTAAAATTCTTCTTCGCCATTTTTGCGGTAAATCGGCTTGTCAGGCACGAGGGCAGGTCCGACGAGGATGCGTTTTTCGGCGTTGGCTTCAGCAAATTGCAAACGCTCGTCCTTCAGGGCGATAAAGTCCAGTTCGATGGCTGGTTTGTCTACAAGGCTGATGGCGTCAATACCATACAACTCAGCATCTTCGTCGATGACTAATTCAAAGATTTTCATAATGAGGCTTGTTCTGCGATAAGTTGATTTGCCTGTTGCGCATTCGTGATGCTTTCGGCGAGTACATATGCTTGAATCGGTTGGGCCTGTGTTGCGCCTTGTCCGAGGAAGCTCAAATCCAATTGCGGCGCTCCGCTTATGCCGGCACCTTCGCTCGCTGACAGTGTGGGCGTCGGTGGCGTTTCGATGCTCGTGTCTGGTGGAGCCGGAGCTTCATATTGCGTACGGCTGATATTTACAATCTGCGCTGCTCCCGCTGCCGCGGCAATAGCGGCCTCAACAAATTGGGCACCTGTGGCCAGTTTAATCGGGTTGCCACCAGCCGTCAAAGCATTTACGACGGCCTGACCTGTGTTCACCGTGGCTGTCGCCAACGCGATTGCCTTGTTGCGCTTGAAAGCCTTTTCCGCATTCTCGTCGTCTTTCTTGCTGAAGGCATCATTGAGCGCGGCCAAAGCATTTAGGGCGCCGAGAGTCAACTGCACACGGCTATTGAACAGCGCCTGTTGACGTTGCCTGTCTTCTTGTGCCGCTTTGTCGTCGGCGGCCTTTTTTTCAGCGCGGTATTTGTCGTCGAGGGCTTTTTGTTGGCTCAAAAACGATTCGGTCGCAGCCAAAATCAAGCCTTCGTTATCACCCGCGATAGCGATGCGTTGCTCGTATTGTTGCATCAAGGCCAACTCCTCACGCTCACGGGCCGTCAGTGATGCGGCATAGAGTTCGTCTTCGAGTTTGGCCTGTGCCTCCAATTCTGCGGCGCGGAGTTTGGCACGTTCTTCGGCGGCTTTTTGTTCCGCTTCCGTTTGTGCCTTTATCGCATCTTCGCGCTCTTTGGCCGCCGCGGCCTCTTCACGCTCCAATTCTTTATTCAGGCGGTTAAGTTCGCGTTGTGTAGTACGCTGTTGGTTTAGGCGTTGTGCATTTTGCCGTTCCACAGCGGCAATGGCTTCGGCTTCCTTGTTCAGGTTCTCGACACTGGAACGGGCTAATTTGTTTTCTTCGACCTGCGCGTCCCTGCGCAACGTCAAAACCTCGGTTTCCTTGGCCAGTAGTTGGTCTTCCAAGGCTTGCGCCTCAAGCAATGCGTCCTTACGCTCTTGCGCCGTAAACTCATCTTCTTGACGGCTCTTCAAACGGAGTGCGGCAATCTCGCTTTCCAATTTGGCGCGGTCGACCAGCAGTTCGCGCTCCAGCTTGTTCGCCTTAGCACGTTGGTCGGCTATTTGAGCCGCTTTTTCACCCTCCTCAACCACTTGCTCGAAGAAATCACCCGTCGCCTCGGCCGCCGCCGCGGTGGCGTCTGTTACGCTCTCGACGCCGAGTGTGACTTTACCGACTGCGTCCGCTGCGACTTTCCCGGCCTGACCGAATTTACCTTCAAAAAGTAGCGTTATGGCCTCTCCAATTTTTGGAAAGAACTCGATTAGTCCCTCAAATCGGTTGATGAGGTTATCCTTGATGAGGTCCGTGAAGCTCGTAAGCGCCTCACGCGGGTTCTCGAAAGCGTAGATAATGGCTTCCCCGAGGTCAGCGACGACATCCAGTACGTTATCGACCACGCTTCCCAGCACGGTCATAATCTTCGAGAGCTTGTTCGCGCCTTCTTCGCTCGATTTGAAGGCCGTAATCAAGCTGCCAACAGCCACAACGAGCAATCCGATGCCTGTCGCGGCCAACGCAACCTTGAACGTCTTCAAACCGCCGACAGCGCTTTTGATGCCCGACGTCATATTGCGGAAGCCTGTCACAGCGCCGCCCGTCATCTTGTCCAACTGGTTGGTTAGGCCGCTGGTCGCTTGAGCCGTGTTGTCAACGCTCGACGTTACATTGTCGATGCTTTTGGTGACTTGCTTCGTGTCCGCCGAAACTTCGAGGACGACCTGTTGTTTTGTTACAGCCATTGGAAGAGTTTGTAAAGGAGGAAGATGAAGCCGCCCCAAAAGCCAATAACAACAATTCCGGCCAAAGCGTAGTCAAGGAATTTGACATACCGCGGGAGCTTACGCCCTCGTTTGGCGTTCATCAAAAGGTCGATAGCGGGCATAATGTCTTTCGGTGTGTACATCAGGCGTCGAGTTGAGAGGTTTGAGGGCGGCAGCGCGAACCGACAACGCGATTTACGTCCCAGCGGTAGCCGTAGAACTCACAGCACTCTTGGGAGCCGTATTGCGGTGCGCCGGGGTTCGAGTTGTTGAAGAGGATGACGTTTTGAGAGCTCCACAAGCCGGTTGGCAGTTGTGCGCACAAAGCCAAGTCCTCCAGCCGCATGAGCAGTTCGACCTTCGCGACGGAAGGGGTGTTAGCATCATACGACAGTGAAATGATGCGGTAAGACGTGTTGCGGATGAACACGACGTCGTTGAATTCAAGGTCGGCAAGGTCGGCCTCGTTAAGGCGTACGGAACACTGCACAATTCGCGAATCAGATGAATACAGCTCCTTGACGTATTGTGCCCAGAAGCGTATATACAAGGTGTCGCGCGGGTTGACCGAAATGGCATACAGCGGGCGCTCGACGCCAAAATTGAGGTCGTAATCCGTTACGGCTGGGTCGGGGCTGGAGTAGTTGCTAAAGAACGGGCCTTGAGCTACGGTTCGGGTCGTGCCACTTTCATCCAGCACATACAACACCCCGGAGCGCGTGCTGAGGCCACACCAGTAGGCCAACATAGGAAGCGGCTCGGCCACCCCCTTACCTTCTGGCGTAAGGCCGCGATACATTGGGTTTGCGGTGCCCGGAACAAGCGACATGAGGTAAGGGGCGAACCCGGTTTGAATAACCTTGTTTCCGACGGCGAACTCATTATCCGTTTCAGTCACTTTGTAGCGTCCGTAAACGCGGTCGAGTGAATCCTGTATGGCAGTGGAGAGGAAATCCATTCCCGGAGCGTGGGTCCACTCGTATTCACGTGCTTGCAAGTCCGTTGTCGGCGTGACCTTGACGTCTTTCGAATAGTCAATTTTGTTCGTCCAGTCCTTGTCCGCTCCTGAACCCATGTAATTCTCGTACGTGTCAATCACCAAGTGATTCGGCCTGTTGCGGTCCGGCACAAATACGAGGTTGTACATCTTTTGCAGCGAGGTGAGGAAATCAATTTGCTGCATCACCGGAAGGTTCTCCGCTACACCCACCTCGTAGGCGCCCAAACGGGACATTACTTCCAATTCAAGCGACGTCCGCACGCCCTGAGTGAAGTCCGAAGAGCCCTCAAACGTTATGCTGCCTCCCGTGATGTTCGGGTTGAAGACGTTGACACGGAACTGGTCGCCGCTGGCCATGTAGAAGTTCGTGAACTCGATGTACTCGTTGTCGCCACTTCCTCCGTAGACGATGTCGTGGTCTTCTACAACGTTGCCGTTGATGATAAACCGGATGATTCCAGCGATGTTTCCGCTTGCTCCGCTAAATGACCACGAATATGTCAGCCGCGCGGTAAACAACCCGGCGAAAGGAGCCGTGTATATGTCGGTTGTGGTGCTGTAATTGATTCCGGGGTCGTAGCAACCCGTAAGGCTGTCGCTCAAGTTGAGGTTGGCGGAGTTACCGCCCGTGATGGTTTGGTTGCTTGTTGAAAGTGTAGCCCGCAAATTCTCGTTATCCACGTCGATTCCGCGCGTCACCACTGAGCCGTTCCAACAGGGCATATACACGTCCGCGAAATCAGTGCTGTTCAGGTACGTGCTTTCGTAGGTGAAGCCCGCCTCGCTCATGATTGCGTCCACAAGGGCTTTGGCTTGAATCGCCGGGTTCAAAACAGCGAGGGCCAACGGGTCGGTCGACGTCGAAACTGGGTTGGTCGGCACGCTCCAGTTCGAACCTTTATCCATAAGCATGTAGCGTATCTCTGGATAAAGTGAACCTGTGCCAGCCCACGTGGAAGAAACGTTTGCGTACGTGAGGTCGTGGTCGTAGGCGGAGAGGTCGAGGTCGGAAAGCATTTGTCCGCCCAACTCCGTTTTTAGGTCGAGCGCTCCGCTGAAGAATGCTACCTCCACTTCTGCGTAATGTTCCTTTGTCATGTACAATGCCTTGATTTGCACATAACCCGTCATCAGCGGTAGGGTGTCACTATGAAGGCTGGCCGTAAGCCGTTGCCTTAAATCCAACCCGTTGCGAATGCCTACTTCATCTATGTCGCCGAAGATGGTTCGGTTGTGTTGCGTTAGCGGTATGCGAAACGACTGCGAGTAACTGCCCGCCGCTGCGTTGATTTGTTGCACATCAGAATACTGATAGCGCAAGTTGACAGGGGCGTTTTCATACAACTCCGCGTCAATGCCGTTGATAGTTAGCCTCAGCATCTTACGTCTCTTGCCAGTTCCACGTCCAAACTAACAGCATAAAAGCGGCTGCCGGAAGGTTCAATGCGCAAGCTATTATTCCTGACGATGCACGGCTCCCATACGCCGGTGCCGCGACGCATTTGGACCACGTTAGACCGCATCAAGTATTGAAGCAAATCACGCTCTTCGGCAGAAAAAAATTGCTCAGTCAAGGTGTATGCTTCTTTGGCCACCTTGCCGTACGTGTCGTATTGCTGAACGTCTGTCGCGATTGTAAAGGTCGCTTCACCGAAGGTCCCGACGCTCTTGCGATACTCCTTGCTCGTCGTGCTTACCGTGTAGGGGGCGCGTCCATCAAAGCGGAGGTAGTCCCACCCGCCCCTCGAATTTATCCACGCAAGCTGAGTCGCCTCGTGATTGCATGGCGCCTCGTCCAAGCGCACCCACAGCTTCTCACTTCGGGCTGTACCCCCTGCCGTAGCGAGCTGAAATGACACTTGCGTCACTGCGCTGGAGGTGATGCCGAGATGCGCCCAATGAGCAGGGCCAATAGGAACGGCTTTGAGGTTCTCTTTCGTCGTGGTCGAGGCGGCAATAGGGATGTCTACGACTCCGTCAGCGGCTCCCCCTGCACGGAAGCCTCTCACCTGTACCTCTCCGACGCTTGTCGTCACGCCCATGTTGTCCGGAATAAGAAACATGGCCACCGCTTCGTCGTCGACGGACATGGTCATGTTCACCTCTCCAACTGAATCTTGCGGCCTGTCGGTGAGCCACGCCTTATTGGTAGGCGACTGCGGATAGTAGGCCGAAAAAGAAGGATTCAGTCCCGCGCTGATTTGCTCTACGCCCCTAAGAAGGTATACGGCTTCGTTGTCTTGGTTCAAAGATTCCGTCGTGCCGTTGTATTGCCCGGCACGTATTTCATAGCGGCGCAACGTGTTCTCGTCGCAATTGAATACGAGTGATGCGTCTTGAACCGCATGAATGGCTTCGCCCCCTTTGCTCAAAGGGTATTCGATGACGCCCTCCGCGATGCGGCTCAAATCAAAATGAGACACCCCAGCCGCGTTCGGCACGAGATACAACTTTGCTATCTCACTGCCCGAAGCGGTCGTCAAATCACTTTGGTATACTTGCACGACGTATCTGTCGGGTGTCGTCGTTTCAGATAGTGTGTATACGAGGTACTGGCCCGCTGGTTTCGGGTTGATAGTGGGGTGGCTTGATATTGTGACGGCCATTTACTTCGCTTTTATGGTGATGTTTCCAATTTTGGCGCTGATGTCTACAACCATGTCTTCGGCTTTTGCCTCCGCAAGGCGTTGAGCATACTTGGGGTACATGGATTCGTATGCTTCAATCCAGTACTTGATTCCGGCGATACCTTTCCTCTTGATGCTTCGAGCGATGAGGAAGGCGGCACTACGGACTCGGTCGCCACCTCGTGGCCCTTTCTTTTTAATGAACCCGCCACCTACGGCTTGCAGGCGGACGGGCTTGTCTTTCATCCATTGCACGATTGAATCAACGTGCTTGCTGCTGGGGTTCTCGTACTTGAAAGAATAGGGCGCGTTGCGGTTCTTACGTGTCCCGTTGACGCCCCAGTGCAAAAACCCAGCATAGGGGAGAGGTGACCCAAAGGACACGCTCCCCCCCTTAATGCTGAATGTGAGGCTTTTTTGCAAGCGCCGAGTAGCTACTCCATAGTTTCTGTTTTTGCCTATGGTGCGGCTTCCCAGTTCACGCCGGGCAGCGTCGCGGGTTTCTTCCGCGAACTCTTGCAATATGGCCTCAAACTTTGTCACTTGCGGCGGCTCTTGCCGAGCACGATGGCTTGAACAATCCGCTTCAGGATATCAACGATTTTGTCGTCTTTTTCCGTTTCGGTCAATGCGGTTACGGACGAAGCCGCAGAGATGATGGCGAGCGCGAGAACGCTCCAATTTTTAATGAGAAAATCCATTATTTGGAAGGATTAAGGTTTGCGATTTGTGTCTTGAGAAGTTCGATTTCCTCGCAGAGTTCGTTGATGGCTACTGCAAAGTCGTAGGCGGTAAAATACTCGCCTTCGAGTTGTTCGGGAGTGAATTTTGTGTGCATTAGTTGAATGTGAAACAGACGTTGAACGTGATGTAAAAGGGCACTCCTCCACTCACGTTCCTGAAGCCGAATCCTATCTCGTCGCCCGCAGAAAACGTCCACGTGGTAGGGCTGTAATTCGACGTGTGATTTGAGCCCGTCGGCGAAAGTTGTTTGTAGTTGTACTGCGTTCCATCCGCTTGGTCGTTAGGAGCATTTTGCGGGTTGACGTTGATGCCAAATTCAATCTGACAATTTCCTTGTACGTGCATACTAAAATTGTCAAAACTTCCGTCCGCTGGCATATGATAGATTTGATAGTGCTGCCAGTTGCCCGACGTGCGAACGTTATTCGCATAAGGCAGATAGAGCCCGTACCATTGTTGCGTTGTGCTTGTGGTGAAGCCTGTAATCATAAAATTACCCCCTGCACTACCACCACCTCCTCCACCTCCGCCCGAGGCGCTCAATGTCGTCCCGGTCATGGTGAGGTTAGTTCCAATGGTGGCGTAGGTCAGCTTGCTGTCGGAGTCGTCCCAAAAAACGAGCTTGTCGGCTCCTGCATCCTGACTTCCGAGGTCTTGCCCTGCATTCATAATCAAGACGTCGCCCGCGTTCGCATTGATGGACACGTCCGTCGAGTTGT